ACCGTGTAATCAAAGTCCTCGGAGACCACGAAAAACTCCTACTCCCCGCGATCCGGCAGCTCATGGCCGAAGCGTGGGACGAAGGTCAGGAGTCGGGAATGCGTCACGCTGACCGGCAGATCGCGGCGGCTGAGATTGGAAGGCCTGATCTGCCGGGGCCAAGCAGCACTAACCCCTACCGCACCACCTAGCCCATAGGAGGGCGATGATGCCCAACACTCAACCCGGTTGCGGCTCCGACTGGTGGAACCGGCGGACCAACCGGTACTGCGACTGCCCACCCAGCCGATACGACCCGCGCCACCCACGACCAACAAATCCACTTTGCAAAGAACATGGGGACCAAAATGTGCAACCTGCAGACTCATATGGACCGTGACCACCGCATCCACGAAGCCCAGCGGTTAGAGCCCGTCTACACCAAAGTCGCCGCAGAGTACGGCATCGAATATCAGCCACCCACGACTGACAGCTAAAACTCACACACAAACGACAGCTAAAACTCACACACAAACGACAGAGACCCGCACAGGGTCTTTTTTTATGGGGAGAAACCATGACACTGCAAGTATTCACCGAGCTAGAGCAGGGCACTGAGGAGTGGCTTGCTGCACGCTGCGGCATCGTCACCGCATCCGTGGTTGGGCAACTCATCACTAAAGGGGCGCCGGACGCGCTATCTGTTGACTGCCCCAAATGCCAGGCTCTCCCTGCGGAAGCCTGTATCAGCACAGCCCGCAAAGTGCCGACACCGATCAAGACCATCCACATCGAGCGAACCGACGCGGCAAGTAACCTGCCTCCAGTATTCAAGGTGGCAGACACCGACACGGCACGCGCCCTGCTGATGACCCTCGCGGCCGAACGCATTACCGGCTACGTGGAACCCATCCAGCCGAGCCGGGACATGCAGCGCGGAACCTTGGATGAACCGTTCGCCCGAGACGTCTACAGCGAACAGCACGAGCCCGTAGATGTCATCGGGTTCATGGTCCGCGACTACCCCGGTGGGTTCAAGATCGGTTACTCACCGGACGGCCTGATTTCAGACGCCGGACTCATCGAGATCAAGAGCCGGAACCAGAAGATCCAGCTAAAGACCGTCCTCGATGATGCTGTCCCCGCGGGCAACATGGCGCAGATCCAATGTGGGCTACTCGTGTCCGGCCGCCGATGGCTTGACTACGTCTCCTACTGCGGAGGGATGCCCCTCTACGTCAAGCGCGTCCGGCCCGATCAGGCATGGTTCGACGCGATCCTCGAAGCCGCCGCATACGCCGAGGACGCAATCAGGGGAATGGTAGCCACCTACACAGCGGCCACCGAAGGTAAGCCCGCAACTGAACGCATAGACCACTTCGCAGAATTGGAGATCACCTTCTAATGGACATATCAAAGGCGCTAGTCGCTAAATCGGACCAGCTCAACGCCTCGGACCTGACCGGTGCGCCCATCGTGGCAACCATCGAAGCTGTCCGCCGTGGTGACGCGGTAAAGCCGGTCATTGTCGATCTAGTCGGCATGGACGGCCGCCCCTGGAAACCGTCAAAAGGAATGCTCAGGGTGATCGCCCACGCATGGGGCACCGAATCAGACGCATGGGTTGGCCGGCTCGTGAAGCTCGTCAACAACCCGGAAGTGATCTACGCGGGCGAAGCGGTCGGCGGCGTGGAAGTCGTCGCTATGTCGCACATCCCCAAGGCGTTCACGATCCCGGTACGCATCAGTCAGAAGAAGGTCAAGCAGCATCACGTCGATGTCCTCGCCGAACCCGCCACTGAGCCTTGGGTGGCGCAGTGGCAGGCGATCAAGAACGCACTGACCGCAGCCGGGTACGAAGGCGACGGCCCGCAGATGCTCGCCACAGCCGGTCAGGTCATCGGCGCAGCATGGGAACACCCAAACAAGATCAGTCCCGAGGACGCACAGAAGATCCTCGCCGCAGTACGGGAAGACGACCACCAGGAGCAGACCGCATGACTGCGGGCCGGATCAACGTATCCATCGAGGCCGGGCACCTGAAACCGACCATCACCCCGCCAAGCCCCCAGCTCGGCAAACAAGTAGAAATGGACGGCTCAAACGTCCTGCTCTACATCACCCCGGAAGTCGCAAAACAGTGGCTCACCGTACTCAAAACAATCGCAGGAGAAAAGTAAACATGGCAGTAGTAACCTTCACCGGCAACATTGGCAAGTCCCAGGGCCTCAAGTTCAGCAACGACGGGAAGCCGCGCCTGTCCTTCTCCGCAGCCGAAACCGCCCGTGTCAAGGACCAGTCCGGGCAGTACGTCGACGGCGGCACCACCTGGTTCAACGTCACCCTGTTCGGTTACACGGCAGAGGCGATTGACGCGCAGATCGCCGCGCAGGGAGGCAAGGGCAAGGTCATCGTCACCGGGCGCATGTCCACCCGCGAATACGAGCACAACGGAGAACGGCGCGAATCGCTCGACGTCGTCGCTGACTCGGTTGGCTTCGTGCCCCGCAACCCCCAGCAGGGCCAGCAGCAGCCCGCACAGCAGGCACAGGGCGGCTGGTTGAACCAGCCCGCCAACGCGGGCACCTGGGGCAACGGGCCATCGTCGGAGCCTGCTTTTTAGGTCATGCCGCACACAACGATCCTGGCGCGGTCGGTTCCGTACCGCGCACTCCGCGCCACCGAACGGGTTTGCACACGCTGCGGCATCGTCTTCGGCATGAGGACTGACCGGTTCCAACACGCCGACTGCATCGACTGCCGACCACCCACCAAACGCAAACCCCGCAACTAAACCACCAGCGGCGCCCGACACAAGTTGGGCGCCGCTCGTGCAACCCCCCAAAGGACTTTATGAGTGACCCTTGCTGCGTCTTGTGTGAGAACCGCCAATACGGCGTCTGCAGTACGAACTACTCCTGCCAGCACCACCGGGACGCTGAGGCACAGGAGGAAGCTAACCACCGCGCCAGGTCATCCCGACGTGACCCGACGGCTGATCGTGCTATCCGCAACATTATGCGCGCCACCCGCAACCCGAAACGCCCACGAACCTAGGAGGACAGTTTGGCGTACGTCTATAAGGGCGCCATCCGCGACACGGAACGCCCCAACCTGCAGCCCTGCGGCACGTACCCCGGCTATAGGCGCCACAAAGACCACGGCGAAGAACCCTGCGAACCCTGCATGACCGCTATGGCCGCGTACTTCCGGACCCGACGCGAACGCGACCGTCAACCCGCAAAACCCGGCCAGTTCACCGACGAAAAGTGCGGAACCTGGCCCGGTAGACGCAGGCACGACTACTACAACACCCCACCATGCGAACCCTGCATGGCCGCAGCACGCGCCTACCAACAAGAACGACGCGCCGCCAAACGAGCAAAAAACTAGGAGGAACGATGGCCTACGCATACAAAGGCAAGAACCGCGACTTGGAGGTAGCAGGCCATCCCAAGTGCGGCACCGACGCCGGATACCAGCGTCACAAGTATTACAAGACGCCCAAGTGCCAGCCCTGCAAAGACGCACACGCCGCGGCCCAAAGCGCATGGCGCACACGCAAACACACCACGATGCGGGGCCAGTGCGCCACATACCCCGGATACATGCGCCATAAACGAGCGGGCGAACAACCCTGCGGCATGTGCCTAGACGCATACGCCCAATACATGCGCGACTACCGCGAACGGAAGGCATCGGCGTGACCAAACTCAAACGCCCACCAAGCCCCGAACGTCTCGCACAAGCAGCCCGGCTCCTCGAAGACGGCGCATCCCAACGCGAAGTGCAACGCACCACCGGAATAGCCCGCGAAACCCTCCGCAAACACTTCCCCGGCAAAGGCTGGACCTTCGTAGCGGGCGGCGAATTCCGGGCACTCACACGAAAGGAATAACCGTGACCAAGGACAGGCGGCTCTATGCCAGGTTCGACATCGGCATGGATGAGCACGCGAAGATCATGCTCCTGTCTGACGCAGCGTTCCGGGCCCTGTTTGAGTCCACACTTTACTCGCGCCGGCAACTCACTGATGGCTTCCTTGATGAACGCATCGTGACACGAAAATGGGGTCTTGATGTTGCATCAGAGCTGTCAACAAACGATCCAGAGCGCCCGTCATGGATCAAAGTCGACGGCGGATGGATGATCCACGACTTCGCCGAGCATCAGGTAACTTCCGCGGATATACAGGCCAAAAGGGAGGCTGGGCGCAAAGGTGGCCTAGCAAAAGCAGAGCAGAAAGCTAGCAAACCTGTAGCACCTGCTAAGCACCTGCTAGACGTTTGCTCTAGCACATCCCTAGCTAAGACAGAGACAGAGACAGAGACATATAAAAAGACTTCATCATCACCGGCTACGCCGCCGATGGAGTTCGACACGTTCTGGGCGCAGTACCCGCGCAAGGTCGGCAAGCAAGCAGCCATCAAGGCCTACGCCAAGTCTTTGAAGCTCACCACCCCCGAACGGATCCTCGAAGGCGTCAAGCTCTTGAAGACCGAAACGGCAGGGAAAGAGATCGACTTCATCCCCCACCCATCCTCATGGCTGAACGCTGGACGGTGGGACGACGAACCATCATCTAAGCAATCCAAGCCGCCAGCGTTCAGCCCTTGGAGTCAGGAGTTCCACAAATGACCGAAGAGAACCCAAGTCAGGACATCGTTGCCGAACAGTCAGTCCTCGGCTCGATGCTCATCTCACGGGATGTCATCAGCGACATCACAGACCTGCTCGAGGGCGGCGACTTCTACCAGCCCCGGCACGAACTGATCTACCGCACCATCCTGGATGTTTACAACGCGGGCTCACCTGTGGACGCGCTGACTGTGAACGATGCGCTCACGAAGGCTGGTGACATCAAAATAGCGGGCGGGGCGATGTACCTGCACGAACTGGCGCGGGACGTCCTATCACCCAGCGCAGGCGCCTACTACGCCGAGATCGTCGCCAACGCAGCAACACGGCGCAGGCTCCTACAGGCAGGACGGAAGATCCAGGACCTCGCAACCGGCGGCGGGGACGTTGACGAGATTGTGGAAGCCTCGCGCCGTGAAGTGGACATGACCTCACGGGCGACGGGTTCCGCGGTGCTGTCCTTCGGCGAAACGATCGACGCGATGCTCGGCAGCCTCGATGAGGACATCAACCACATGCCGACGCCTTGGGAAGCGGTCAACAACATCATCGGTGGGCTGCGTCCAGGCGCGCTCTACGTCGTGGGGGCGCGTCCATCGGTGGGTAAGTCGGTTGTGGCGCTGAACCTCGCGCAGGGCCTCACCGAGCATGGTTCCGTGGCGTTCTCGTCGCTGGAAATGTCAAACAATGACGTGCAGATCCGGGCGGTGTCCTCAGATCTACATTTGGACGTTGGGCGGCTCATCGAACGGAACCTCACGCCGGGCGACTGGACCAAGATCCGGGACCGCCGCGCACAGTGGGAACACGTACCCCTGTTCGTCGATGACAGGTCAGGCGTAACCATCACGGACATCAAACGGTTCGCCCGGTCCGTGAACCGCCGCAAACCCCTCGCCGGCCTCGTAGTCGACTACCTGCAGCTCATGGCCCAACCCCACGGCGACAAGAGGCCCCGGCACGAGTTCGTAGCGGACATGAGCCGACAGTTGAAGATCCTCGCAATGGATATGCAAATCCCGGTCATCGCCTTGTCGCAGCTAAATCGGGCCTCCGAGTCCAGGCAAGACAAAATGCCGATGCTGTCCGACCTCCGCGAGTCCGGCGCCGTCGAACAAGACGCCGACGTCGTCATCCTCCTACACCGAGAAATCATGGGCGACCAACGCAACGACATGTCGATGCTGGTGGCAAAGAACCGCCACGGCGCAACAGGCCTAGCGCAACTCACCTTCTGGGGGCACTACTCCAAATGCATGGACGTCGGCCAAACACCACGTCAACCCACACCATCCGAAGCCCCGGCACTCGTCGGGGCTTCTTCCATCTCAGGGAAAGGCTTCTGATGACCCGTGAAGCCGACGAGGAGCGCCGGGCCGCGAGGAGAACCGCGGACACCACCCGCCGCCAACAACAACGCAAAGACCGCACCAACCAAACCCAAGCCGCCCCCAACCAAGGCGGCTTTCGCATACCCAAAGGAAAGCGATGAAGCCTTACTACCAAGACGAGGCAGTGACGCTCTATCACGGTGACTGCCTCGATGTCATGCAAGGCATAGGGCGTGTCGATATGGTTCTGGCTGACCTGCCCTATGGGACGACCCGTAACGCCTGGGACTCAGTAGTCGACCTTGACGCGATGTGGCAGCAATACCTCGCTGCCACGAAAGAAGACGCGGCCATTGTACTAACCGCGCAGACCCCGTTCGACAAGGTATTAGGAGCAAGCAGACTGGACCTCCTGCGATACGAATGGATCTGGGAGAAGACCACCGCCACGGGACACCTCAACGCCAAGAGGATGCCAATGAAGGCCCATGAGAACATCCTTGTCTTCTACCGGTCGTTGCCCACTTACAACCCTGAGATGACCACTGGCCACACTGCCGTCCACTCGTACACCAAATATCAGGACGACGGATCAAACTACGGCGCAACCAAGGCTGGCATCAGTGGCGGAGGAAGCACCCAACGTTACCCGCGGTCGGTCCTAGAGTTCGCCACCGACAAGCAGAAGACAGCGCTACACCCAACACAGAAACCAGTAGCGCTGATGGAATACCTGATCCGTACCTACACCAACCCCGGCCAAACGGTCCTAGACAACTGCGCCGGGAGCGGAACAACGCTCGTGGCTGCAGCGAGGTCCAGTCGGAAGGCAATAGGCATCGAACTAGACGAAGCGTATTGCGAAGTAATCGCCAAGCGTCTCCAACAGGGGGCGCTTGATTTATTTGGAGGCGTCGCATGATGAATAACCCCCGCAACACGTACACGCCCGGCCAGCCGCTCCCAACCGAGCTTTATGCGGTTGGCCGGCCGGTGACGTTCTTCCACGCCAACCTGGTTGAGGCCGGGACCGTCACGAAAACCACCACCAGCAACGGGACCACCCTGTTCGACGTCCGCGTCATCAGCGGCGGCACCTTCCGCAACGCAACCATCGGCACCCTCCTCAACCCCCAACCCAACACCTTCGTCTACGCACCATGAATCGGTGCGCCGCGACGAACTGCCCGGCATGCTCAGCGGCGGGCCAACAAGGCTCGTGTGCTCGTCTCCGCTGCTACTGCGGACATAAAGAGTGCTGGGCGTTCGACTCCTACTTCAAACCAGAATCCGCGGCAGTCGCAACTGTGCGCGCACCAGATGAGCGCATGGCTAAGTCATGGGCAGAAAGGGACGAGCCGACATGGCTGGACCGCTGAAACCACCATTCTCCTACTACGGCGGGAAGACGACGCTTGCGCCGGAGATAGCGCGCCTACTGCCGGAGCATGACCATTACGTCGAACCGTTCGCCGGGAGCCTCGCCGTACTGCTGGCAAAGGCACCATCCCGCGCCGAAACTGTCAACGACCTAGACGGGGATCTCGTGAACTTCTGGCGCGTACTCCGTGACCAACCCGACGAACTCGTCCGCATGGCGATGCTTACGCCTCACTCGCGGAAGGAATACGAGCTAAGCAAATCACTCGCTGACATTGATGACCTTGAACGCGCCCGCCGCGTGTGGGTGCGCCTCACCCAGGGGCGGTCTAACAGCATGAAGCCGACAGGTTGGCGTTATGGGAGGGACATCTCCAAGATTATGGGCTCCCACATCAAGACTCACGCGGGGCACATTGAGAGCGCAGCATCCCGCATCTCGACAGTGTCCATCGAGAACAGGGACGCCGTCGGAATGATCCAGGACTACGGCAGCGAGCCTAAAGCCTGCATCTACGCAGATCCGCCATACCTCGGGAGTACAAGAGCCTCGAACTACCGGCTAGAGATGCTCGAAGACAGCCTGCATGTGAAATTGGCGGACGCTTTGCGAAATTGCAATGCGTCCGTTGTTTTGTCCGGATACGCCTCGCCGCTCTACGAGGAACTGTTCGACGGCTGGCACCGCATGGAACTCAAAGCACCAACCGCACTATCCGGGCGTGCTGCTGAAAACGAAGTGCTTTGGTCCAACGTGCCGCTTGGAACTCAGCAGGCGTTCGACTTTGGAGACATCGCATGAAGACCCTGATCTTCACCATCGAAGCCCCGTGCGCGTTCCTGAACGTCAACGAACGCCCCCACTACCACCAAAAAGCCAAACTGACGAAGGCATGGAGAGAAGCCACAGCGGAACACGCCGAACGCTTCGCCACCATGAACCTCCGGATACCCGTCCGGATCGTCG